AAATGTTTAGACTCATTAAAGAAATTAAACCAGAATTCGTTATTGGGGAGAATGTGCAAGGAATTATTAACCTCCAAAACGGCATGGTACTCCGACAGGTGCAAGACCAATTGGAAGGTGAAGGTTTCGAAGTCCAATGTTTCCTTATTCCAGCTTCAGGCATCGGTGCTTGGCACCAAAGAAACAGAGTCTGGATTGTGGGCCACTCCAAACACAATGGATTACTTGCCGCCGAGAAGCGCAGAAGGGACGAAGAAATTAATGGGAGGTCACAGAAAGGGCAGAAAGAAACCATCGAATCTAAGAGAACAAGTGGATCCGATAACAATGTCAATGTATCCAACGCCATCAGCCAGTTGTCAAATGGATGTAGTAGCACCACCAGAGACAGTGGAGAAGAACTCATCAGGTTGGAGTGTTCGGAGGGTTGGTACTGGCAGAAAGTTCGGAGCGAAACTGAACGATGTAGTGAACAAGTTATGGCCGACACCGAAAGCAAGGGATCACAAGGATGCAGCATATCAACCGACATGGAAACCGAGTCTGGAACAGAATCTTCCAAGGACAGTTCTAAAAAACAATACACCTGGTGGGAGATTGAACGCAACCTTTGTGGAGTTCCTAATGGGATTTCCTATGAACTGGACAAAACTAGATCCCTTAGAATCAAAAGTCTCGGAAACGCAATCGTCCCACAAATCGCAAGAATCTTTGGACTCGTAATTAAAAAAGTTTTAGCTGAATCTTAATTTTAAAAGTCGTGGACTAGTACCCATGACTTTTTAAAAATTACTGTCAATACCTTTGTCATAAATTTTATATTTAGATATAATTATAAGTTGCAACTATAAAAAAAATTTTATATGACTAAATTTACGAGCAAACTCAATGAGTGTAAGGACTGTAATGGTAAAGGCTATATCATTACGCCATTAAATAATTATACTAATTGTATCATTTGCAATGCATCAGGAACCACGACTCACGAACCTATGAAGTCAGAAGCAGAGCAGACTTTATTATACAAAATAGCAATGGATTTTATTAATGGCAAAACAAAAGGATGGTATCACTGATCTTACAAAAGTTTTAGTTAGTGCTGCTAAAAAATTTACTGATGCAGAATATACAAAGTTACAACAAGTAATTTTTGCCCTACTTCATGGAGTCAATTATGGTTACGACTCTATGGACCAACGATTCATTAATGATGCCCAGGATATTTTGTTTATTCACCGAGCACAAAAAAATTTAAAAAAAATAAAAAAGAAAACTAAGAAAAAAGATAATGTAGTTTATATAAATTTTACTCAAGAAGGTATTAAGGATGATGCCTGATAATTATACTAAGAGTGAAATGATCCTGGACTTAAAGGATATACAAAATCATATTAAAGATGAGAACTTACAAGGCGCAGCTATCACTCATTTAATTGAGGATGTTCAAGAACACTACGAGGTCGCTACTCGATTTAATTTCAAAAATTCGAAAGGCCACTATCGTGATTTACTCTCTAGACTTGTTAAGACTTATGGGCACTAGTATTACTTCAGATATTATTTCTGAGAATCATGTAAACAATGAACAAAAGTTGTGGCGTCATGTAATTCTTAATGCATTTGAAGATTGTAGAATTGAAGCTGGAGATCGTAAATCATCGCTCAATAAAACAGATGCTCATTTTTGGATAGCTAAATCTAAAGACTTTGATCAAATTTGTTGGTGGGCTGGTTGGGAACCAGATGACGTAAGGTATCGATATTATAAAGCATTAAAAAAAGGTGATATAAAATTTAAGAGGCGTCACTTTTTGTGGTGGGAATATAATGAGTTATTTCAAAGACTTAAAAAAGAAACAGATGTTGATTCTAGAAAAGAGCTAAGACGTAACCTTGAGAATAAGAGAAGGCAGATTAGTTTAGCTGATAATGTTTATGTGGAAAATTTTTTAAGAAATCTTGAGGCGGGATAAGTAAAAAACTGCAGCTTAGTCATGGTGGGTACCAGAATTTTAACTTAGAGGGCAGGGAGCAATCGCCACCCTCCAAGTCGAAAGGAATCATATGAAATATATGAAACATTCCATAAAGATATACGTTTAAATATAAATTTCAACTAAAAAAAAGAGCCTAGGGAGATGATAAAAAAACCTAGGCTCTTTATGTTAACTAACAAAAAAGGCATTTATTAATGAAAAAAATAAATACTAGATAATCTTATACTGATTGGTGGGGGATTGTAAAGAGTAGGCATTGGTGAGAATGCCTACTCAGTTCACTCTTAAATAAACCATCTTTGTAATATATTATTTGGTATGGGATGTAAAGTCATGGATCGAGGGTCATGGGTCACGAACCACGGTGCACGGTTCCTAATGCACCTTCTTACAAACAAAAAATAAAAAAATATGTAAAACATAGAAATCTCTAGGAAACTAGGAAAATACTATATAAATCAACACTTCTAGAGCAAAATAGACCAGGAAAACACTAGGAAAATTCCTAGAAATACCAGGAAAAATTACTATAGAGGACGTCATTTGTGTAATTTTTTTTCTAAAATTTTTTTTGTAAGGAAGAGTATTAGGAGAATTTGTGATATAAAAGGTCAAGATGGCAAAAAGAAAAAACGTATTGAAATCAACTTCAGAGTTAACTTTAAAGCAAAAAGCTTTTGTTGATATTTATGTATCTAATTGGGGAGAGATATCCAAAGTTGAGGCAGCTAAACGAGCTGGCTATAAATCTAATAAACCTGAAGGACCTACAGAAATTGCCTCAAGACTCACAGACCCAAATAAAAATCCTCATGTAGTTAGATATATGGAGATGAAATACAATCAAGAATTAAAAAAACATGAAGGTGATAAATTAAAAAAATATAAAAGATTTGAAACATTAAGTCGTAAAGCAGAAGATAAAAAACAATACGCAGTAGCAGTGAATGCAGAATTCAGATCTGGCCAGATGGCAGGTATGTTTGTAGATAAAAAAGAAGTAACACATGTTGGGTTGGAGGGAATGAGTCGTGAACAATTGGAGAAGAGGTTATCCGAACTTGAAGGTAAAATCGGAGAAGCCAAAAACATCATTGACGTTACGCCAGAAGAAATTAGTTAGGAGTGGTAATTGGATGCAAGTATTTAATGAAGTTCACAACAAACATTTAAATACTTCAATTGGTATTGTTTCAGTATTAATTAAGGATAAAGAATGATATTGCTGTCAGCTTGTAATGTAAAAATTTCATATTGCTGTCAGCCTCATATGTAAGATTATGAAAAAAAAGAGACAAAATTCTAAAATTTTAAATTTTAATTTTAAAAATTTAAGTAATGATATAACTCAGTATCCATTTGTTGAAATTCGTTGGTACGATATAGAAGGTGATAGTGGTTGGAGTGATACTAAAACTTTAAAAAATTCTAAACTACCCATTTGTGTTTCAAAAGGTTATTTATTAAATCAATCAAATGGAATTACAAAAATATTTACTGATTATATAGAAAGTAAAGAAAAACCCACGTTTGATAACATAGGTAATACAACTATAATCCCAACCTCAGTAATTGTAGAAATAAAAAAAATTAAGTTGTAATAATTTTTTTATTCTTTATATCTTATCCTCATGGGAAATATTTTGGCACATATATTACACTTTTGTTTGGTGTATCCATTAGCCTCTTTTTTTATAGCCTTTTTTATTTGGTTAATTTTAAGATTAATTTTTCAAATTTAGGGTTGTTTTATTATTCAAATATCCTATTATCATGGGATATAAAAAACAAAACTAACAAAGGAGCAAAAATGGGTAGATACTATCATGGTGACATAGAAGGAAAATTTTGGGTTGCAGTTCAACCAAGCGATGACGCAGATTTCTTTGGTGTCGAAGGTTATCATAATTATTTAAATTATTCATTTGAAACAGAAGATTTAGATAATATCAAAAAAGGTATTGAAGAATGTAAAACTAAATTAGGTGTTGCTAAAAAAATACTTGATGAATTTTTTGATATTGAAAATGGTTGGAATACTGAAATGATTAAAAAACATTTTAAAGAAAAACACAAAATTAATTTAAAAGGTAGTGTAACAGACCTTTTAGGTTGGTATGCAAGACTTGAACTTGGCGAAAAAATAAAAAAATGTGTTGAAGAAAAAGGTCAATGTTCATTTGAAGCAGAATTGTAATGAAAATTTTAAGGATTGATTTACAAGGTGTGTGTAATAACTCTGTTTATAATAGTAAAGAAGAATTAAAAGATCAATTAATTGACTTTCATTCTATTGATTATGATCAACACTTTGACGAAAATGAAGAGTACAAACCAATTAAAGATTTCACATTTCAAGAAATTTTAGATTGGGGAGAGTGGGATTACAAAGTTATTACAGATGAAGAAGCAAAATTTTTTGATTGTTTTTAACTACGAGTAAATATAAAAATGATCATGTGCCTAGTTATTTTTTAGCTAGGCACAAAACTAACAAAAAAAACAAAGGAGCAAAAATGGGATATACTAACTATTGGCATAAGTATAACGACTTTACTGAATTAGAGTGGAAACAAATCAAAGATGAGTTTGATTATATCAAACAAACTATTGGACATTTAATAGTTGATGAAAGCACTGAAGATATAATTAAATTCAATGGTAAAGGTGCAAACAGTCATGAAGACTTCTATTTGAATAAATTTGCAAGAACAAGAACTGATCAAATGTATGAAGGACAAGATCTTTCTTTTGATTTCTGTAAAACTAATGGAAAGCCATATGATATTGCAGTATGGCATTTGTTAAGTTTTATTAATCGTATTGTTCCGAACTTTGCAATTAACAGAGATAGGTAGTTATGGTATCAAAAAAAATAGAAGAACTTGCAGAAAAAATCAGACCAGAAGTTGAAAAAAAACTTGATGAGATGAAAAACAAAGAATTATGTTGTCATTGGCAAAAAAGAATAGACAAACATCTTCTTGGTAGAAAAATTGTCAAAGTTGAATATTGTTCTGAAAAAAACGCAGATAAACAAGGTTGGTCTTCTCAACCAATTCAAATTCAATTAGACAATGGTATATGGTTGACACCTACAAGTGATGATGAAGGGAACGATGGTGGAGCAATTCACACAAATATTAGTGAACTACCTATTATTCCAGTAATTTATTAATATGACTTTAGGACAAATTTTTAAGAAAGCTTTGAGTAATAATTACAAAGGCACTTTTCAAGATTTTATAAAAGACTTTAGTAATTGCAGAGAAGATTTTATTGAACCTCAAATTGCTTTTTCTTATAAAATTGAACGAAGTCTTGCCTATTATTTAAAAAGATATTATTCTTAATATTGATCGATTAAGCCCTAACAAAGCGAGAGTGGAGTTAGGGCTTTTTTTATGTTATTGACCAAATAACATAATGAAAAAATCTGAAAGTTTACTTTGGCAACGTATCAAAAAATTAAAATTAAAAGGTCAAATTTTTCGCATAGAAAGTAATACAATTAATGGAATTCCAGATGTTTTTTGGTTGATAAATGGGAAGAATATTTGGATTGAACTCAAGTCTAATGATGTCAAGAATTTAGGTCTTTCAAAGTACCAAATTAATTGGCATTTGGAACATTATCAAAACAAAGGTACTTCTTTTATCTTGCGAGAGTGCCTCTCGCAGAGAACCTCTAAACGTTTTGAAATTTGGTTGGTTCGTGAACCGAGAACGTTGGTTCTCGATTGTTGGTGCGATAATCTAAAAGAAATTTTTAAAAAAATTCAAGACGCAAGAACCACGTCTCAAAGATAAAACGATATTTCTATCAAGTCCTATGTGCTTTTTTTCGTTTTTAAGTATTAACTTAAAAACGATATTTCTATCAAGCCCTATGCAACTTTTTTCTGGTTAATGTTATAACTAATCGCTCGCATGCGTGCGAGCCATGTATATATGCAATTTTTTCTCGTTACCTTATTAACTAAAAATAAAAATTTTAATTTTTATTTTTTCAATTAGTCCTGGACTCGTGGCAGCTCTTCGATTCTTCGAGCTATTGGCCCCGGTGGTCCTGGAATTATAGCAGCAGAAAAAAAATAAAAAAAGATTTGACAGCTCAGCCCGTCCCATGTTAATAAGATCATGACTCAGCGATCAAGGAAGCTGGATAAGAAGCAGCATAAGCTGAACCGCGCCAGCTGAGTCACTAACAAAAGGAGCAAAAAAAATGAGTAAAAAAAATATAAAAACTTTTGAAACTAAATTAAAAAATTTAGGTTTTAAAAAAGGTAAACCCGACAAAGATGGTTTTACTATGTTTACATTTTCGCCAGCCGATTTAGCTAAAATGGTTAATAAAAAAAATAAAAAGAAGGGGGCTCAATAATGTTATTAAATTATTACTCTCAAACTAAGATGGCCAAAGGGGAAGCGTTTGGATATAAAACGGCAATTCTACATTTTGCGCCGTATGATTTATCAGGCCGTAACGTTTGTCCAAAAGCAACAAAAGGTCCTGGAGGATGTATTGCGCCCTGTTTAAATACTTCAGGCCGTGGCCAGATGGGATCCGTGCAACGTGCCAGAATAAATAAAACTAATTATTTCTGGACCAATAAAAACGGCTTTTTGTGGGAGCTATCAAAAGAGATTGAGCAGCTCAAAAAAAGAGCAGCGAGTCAAGGCTATAAATTCGCTGTACGTTTAAACGGGACCAGCGACTTACCCTGGTTTAAATATAAAGTTGATGGAGGCGGCAGCCTTATGGACCTACACCCTGATGTGCAATTTTATGACTACACAAAAGTCTTAAATTATTTAGATCATGGTAAAAAAAATTATCATGTCACGTTTAGCGATTCTGGGACCAACCACCAGGACCAATTAGCAGCAATGGAGAAGGGCGCAAACATTGCCGTTGTGTTCCAGGACAAACTACCATCCAGGTGGATGGATCGAAGGGTTATTGATGGAGATAAACACGACCTACGTTTTAAAGATCCGGGAGGCGTGATTGTTGGACTCGTAGCAAAAGGACTCGGAAAAAAGGTAACAAAAAATAGTTTTATTAAAATCGCAGTTTAGAATGAATCTAATCTGGATCTTTATATATTTACTACGTAAAGAAATAATTATTTTATTTTTAATTATTTTTTTTCTTGCTATCTTATAAAATATTATTATGATGGGACTGTGTTAAATATAAAAACTAACTAACAAAAAGGAGTTAATTATCATGACACAACAAAAAATAAAAAAGGCAGCTAATATTTCACCAGTTGAAAATGTTAAATTGTTTCAAGCTTGTGAAGTTAATGACACTAGAAAAAATTATAATAAATTATGGTCTAGTGTTAAAGGTGAAGCAATTGAAATTGTTGAGCGAGTCGGTGGCTCTATAATTTCAAAATATAAATCAAAAGCTTTTTACATGGAGATCGCAAAAAAGAATACAAAGCGATTTGATGTTACAAAGTTTAAAGAAGATCACCCTACATTATACGAGTCGTATTTAATTGATGGTGAAGCCGTTGAACTTAAAACAAAGGTTGTTAAGTAATGGCAAAAATAACTTTTAGAGGTTACTCAATAAATCTTAGATTTATTAAAGCAACTGACGTTTGGCAATTAGAACTCGAAAAAGGCGAGTACATTAAAACAATTGCCGTGAGTCGTGATTTAACATTAATTGCAATTGAAAATATTGCATTTAAAGAGATCGACAAATTAATAGACGAAGAGAAAAACAGTCATTAATCTTTAAACGTGGCCACGCTCCCAATCGTGGCCACGGCTCCCATCAATAGAGGTACCAAACCAAAACCAAAAACCAAACTAAAAAAATTAAAATTTTTTCACGCAAAATTTTTTAATTATATTAACTTTTTACTAAACCCTGTAGCACAAATACATGGAGTACAACCTTAAACGTTTAGGGGTTTATTTTTTGGGGACCCAAGGGTATAGTGAATCTAGATGACAAATACAGAATTATTGACCACAGATCAGCTACGAGAGAGGCTCGAAAAAGTGTGGCTTAAACATATAAAATTATGCCAAGACAACTTCTTGTATTTTGTAAAAAATGTTTGGCCAGATTTTATTTGCCGTACAGACAAGGATCCAGATAAGTGGGGACACCATCAACATATTGCACACGAGTTTACAAAGATATCTAAAAATAAAAAAGGAAGGCTCATTGTGAATATGCCTCCTAGACATACTAAATCAGAATTTGCATCAATCTATTTTCCAGCATGGATGATAGGGAAGTTTCCTAAGATGAAAATTATGCAAGTATCACACAACGCAGAACTTTCTGGAAGGTTCGGTGCGAAGGTAAGAAATTTAATTGACAGTCCAGAGTATAAACAGATCTTTGGAGATGTTAGACTACGAGAAGATAGTAAGGCAAAAGGACGTTGGGAGACCAATCAAGGTGGGGAATACTTTGCAGCGGGTGTTGGCGGTTCT